CAATAGAATCTTCATTCATACCTAATACTTTTGCTGCGTCTATATCTAAAAACATTCTTCTATTAACATCATACAAAGCTCTATTAGCATTTAAATATGCATCTACAATTTGTTCAGGTGTAACTACACCACCTTTTAAAGTTTCTCTTGTAAATAAATTTCTAGCATTTCTAATACCATCTTTAAAATTTGTAATTTTATAATTTAAAGATTTTCTTGGATCTACATTAACCCTACGCATACCTGCAATACCAAGTAATTCATTTCCTAATTCATATTCATTACCACGTTCATCAAATCTACCTAAACTATCTATAGGTCTAATCGCCAAACCTAATCTACCAAGTTGTCTCCAGTTAAGGGGTGCTTGTGCTTCAACAAGGTGTGCAACTGATTTCATAATTTTACTACCAATGGGATCAATTGCAGGATCTTTGTTATAAATTTCTCTACCCGATGCATCCACACCACCTCTTCCAAGTATAGGAGCTACATCTTGTAATGCTTCTGTCCAAATAGATTCTGATATAAATGGTTGACCAATTTCTTTTGTAGATTCAATTAAACCTAAAATAAAATCATCCATAATACCATCTTTGTCTGCTCTACCAGAGTTAACTGCATTAACTACAGTTTGTAATGGTCTTGTTAAAGTATCGTATGCATTTAAGTGAGAAAAATCTACGTAAGATAATTTACCATCTTCATCTTTAAAAGGTACAAGCACAGAATTTTTAGACCATTCAGGCACATATCTTCTCATTGCTTCAAGTTCTTCATCACTTACATCATTTAAAGTTTGCATCATTGCAACAGTTCCAAGTGGTAATGCAGCTGTTGTAGCCGCCATACCTGTTAATCTTTGTAAACCTCTTGCTCTTAATGGATTAACTTCTTTACCATTTATTTTTGCAGTAAAAAATATTTCATCTAATGCTGTTGATACAATGTTTGTACCTGTTCTCATAATCTCTGCAGGGAAAGCTACAAAGTTTCCAACAGGTAACTTTCTTAAACCCTTAATAAATTCTGATACAAAAGCATAGTTAGGTATATTATTTTTAACTAATTTAGCTGATTGTTTTTTTAAATACTCATCATTAAATATACCAATCTTTCTTTCAAATTTTCTACCATTTGCATCTGTAATAACTTCAACAATGTCATCACCTAACTGTAAACCTTTTGCTTCAAATGCATTTTTAAGTCTTGACTGTTCACCAAGGTATGTAAATATTTTCCAGAAATCATCTTCAGCTGTGTATGCATCTTGTGCAAACTTCTGTGTTTTCTTTAATCCTTTCATAAAAGTATTAAAACCATTGTAGTCTGCGCCTACTTTGTTTAACACTTCACCAAACTTAACATCTTCCATTAGATCCATAACTTGTCTTACTTGTACTTGTGAGTTAACCACACCAAGCTCTAATAGTTCTTGATAAAATTCGTTATCTTTTCTAAATCCTTTTAACTGCAATGCATCAAATGCTCTCTTAACATCTTTAGTATTACCAAACGGTACAAAACCATTTGCAGCTGCAAACGCTGCAGCACTAATAAAGTTTCTTGCGTGAGTAAATGGTGCAAGAATTGTTTTAGCCATTTGTGATGTAGCTTTCGGATATAACACTAGGTTTTGATATAGTGTTGCAGGTAAATCTTTTTTCTTTAAGTTGTCTACTTCTTTTAATGCTTGTGCATAATCTGATAATGCATACTTACCAGCAATAGGATTAGTAAGTTCATCTATAATTCCTTCTTCTTCTAATCTTGCTGCTTCTATTTCATCAACAGGTTTAATCTTTGCATCTATGTCTTCAAATCTACCAAGCTTTGTAGATCTAATTGAACCACCTTTTGCGGGTGCAATAATTTCATAATCAACATTATTCTTTGCTGCCGCACCAAAATATTTTTTAGCTTCACCAGGATTGTCTACAAGAAAAGGTACTCTTGGTTCTGGTCCAACTCTACCACCAGCATCCCATTCGTCCCAATTTTTTTTTAAAATATTAGATTGTTTAACAAGATCATCTAGGTATTGATTTAATCTTACTTGTATTGATAGAGCATTTGTTCCTTCAACAATAGTTGACATAGGGTTTTCTGCTTTACCTAATAATTTTTTTATAATTTCTTGTCCTACACCAGTTAAGTCTGACAAGTTTTTACCACCAGATGTTTTTACAAAATCTCCTTTTTTAGATAACAAATTATCTGCTTCTGATTTTAAAAAAAAGTTAGGAACCGAACCTAATCTAACTACACCTGATTTAGTATTCTCATTCATCATCACTCCTCTAGGTAATTTAGCATTGGCCCATACTTCATTAACCATATTTTTTGCTACATCATCAGAAAGTGTAATACCCTTGTCTGCTGCTACGTCTTTAAAATCTTGAACTGCTTTATTAATTACTTTACTACTTGGTCCATAGTTATCAGCAACAGACATAGGATTATTTTTAAATACTTCATAACCTCTATCTAATACATCGTTAATTTGTTTTGGTATTACTTTTTGAAAGTCTTCTAATGCAGATGGTGTTAATCTTGAACCCATTAATGTAAATAGTTCTGACCACGTTCCACGCATATCGTTAAAGTTTTGTATAAGCTCTGCTACATCTTTGGGGTCCGCTTTGTAATTATTTATTAAATCATTAGAAAAATCTATAACTTTATCAGGATCAATAGTTCTTAATGTAACTTTACCTGCATCATCAATACTAGGATTTAAGTTGTTGCCATCTGTTAAGATGTCATTCATTTTTTTTAATAGTTTTTTTCTTTTTTCTTTATCAACTTTATTACCTGATCGTTTAAAGTTTTTAAGAATTCTGTTTGTAATGTTATCTATTTTAATCATAGCGTTTTCAGCTATATTAGTATCTCTACCAAGTAATCCTTGATATGCTTTTTCTGCCTCAAAACCTTCTTGTGCTGCAGGTCCTCTTGCTCTTAATGGTTTTGATATCCATTTATCAATCCATCTTGATACCGGATCCGTAATTGCTTTACCTGTTCCTGCTTGATTTCTTAATTTAGATATACCTCTTGCACCTGCTCCAATACCTACTGTAAATAATCCACCTTCAATACCAAACTTTAATCTGTTTAATAATTCTGCTTCTGGTGTATTAGATTCTCTATCTACTTCTGTGGGACCACCTAAAAAATCTCCAAACGTACCAGCATCTTCTACATCACCAACAAAAGCTGCTTCTGCTGCACCACCTGCTAATGCACCTTTGCCATATCTTTTTAATTTTTCATTTCTACTTAAATACTTACCAGCTTTCTTTGCTTGTAATGTTGCTTTAGTTAAACCTGATCCTACTTTAAATGCAAGACCGCCTGGTACACCAATGTTAACAATTAATTCTGTAATTTTACCAGCAGCTGTTGCTTCTGCTGCTTCATCAAAAGGATTTATATCATCAAAATATGCCTCAACTGCCTCTGCTCTATTTTTATCTACACCTAAATCTAAAAGAGTTGCGCCTAATGTAGCTGCACCTTCAAATATTTTAAATATACCTGAACCTAATCCAGCTGCAATTGATGTTGCTAACCCATATTCGTTTTTTGTATTTGTAGATTTTTTTGCTCCAAATAATTTTTCATATTCAGATTGTGAGATAGCCATTTAATACCTCCTAAAAAATTTTTTGTAGAACAACAATATTTCCTGTTTGAGGATCTATTTTAATAAGTTCTTTAGCACCTTTAGATTCTTCACTATCTCTAACATAAATTACACCAACACTTATATCTTCAGCTGATTCTGGTAAGGGTCCACCAAAAGGTTCATCATAAATAGTGTCGACAGCACTTTGAATTACAGCTATACTTTTTTTACTAGATCCTACTCCATTTTTAACTCCTGCCTGTAGAGCAGTATCAAAAGTTAAAGCAGCTTTATTTAAAGCAATTTGATCGCCTATTTTAGTTCTATTTAACTCTATAAGTTTTTGCATTTCTCCTTTAGATATTTCACCTTTAATATATTTATTAATAGCTAATTGTGCTGCTGCATCATCTACTTTTTGTTTTCTACTTGGTCGTTTAGCTTCTTCCTCAAAGAATTCACTAAATGAACTTTTAACTGTTGCATCATCTTTTAATGCTTTACCTGCAAAACTTAATAACATATCAGAAATATCTTGGCCTCTTGCCCTATCACTGCCTAATAATTTTGCAAATTTTTCTTTGTCTATTTCAACACTTTCTTCATCGTTATTACTTCCCGCACCTGTACTTGTACCCGTGCCGGTAGCTGCACCTGTTACTTTATTTTTATTATTTGCTTCTTCTTTTTTAATACGAATATCATCTACTATTTTAGACAAATCTTCTTGACTTGTAGTTAGTCCTACACCAGAATCTTTTAAAGGTGTTCCAGTTTGATTTAATATATCAATTTGTTTTGTAAAATCTTCGTAATCTAAAGCACCTGTTTCATCAAACACACCACTATCATTCATACTTTTCATATACTCTAAAGCTTCTACAGTTTTAGGTTCGTTAGCTTTTGCTATTAAATAACTTGGAAGAAATGGTAATGCCATTGTTATTCCTGATGCAGAAAAAGGATTAAATGCAGCTAGTCTACCTAACATACCTTTACCACCTGTTTTCATTGCGTCAAGTATTCCTCGATAAGTTAATCCTTTGGGTAATTGTGGTCCAGCAGGACTTGAATATATTGCTCTACCCGAAGAAACGGAAGGGTTTCCACCTCCTAAATTAATATTAAAAGGATTACCCGTGCTTCCACCTGTAAGATAACCAACTCTACCACCTTTTTCATAACCTAGACCAGATGTAATCCCCGTTCCGCGACTATCGACACGGCCACCTCTAAACATTGGTCTTCTTAAAATTCTACTCATTAGCCAAATATTCCTAACTTACCTAATACACCGCCAGCTCCTGCTGCGCCTCCTAGGAAGCTAGCCATTGGACTCGCTGGTGCTGCGCTTGATTGGTAACCTATTGTAGTTGTTGGGAATGCTCCCGGTTGTATCTGTGCTAGTTGTTGTCCAACTAAACCTAATCTTGTAAATGGTTCGAACTCTGCTTCTCTTGCTGCAAGTGTTGCTGCATCTAATTTAGCTTGTTCGAATCCTTGATCAGCTTGACCTAATGCTTGTTGGTATTGTCCAAGACCTTGTCTTGCTGCAAGATCTACTCCAGCTGCTTGTTGTGCTTGCATAAATCCTTGATTTAATAATTGTGCTTGTAGTGCTGCTCTATCTCTTGCACCTTGATTCATATATTGTGCCTGCATTACACCTTCTCTACCACCACCATAAGCACCTGATGCAATGGCTTGATCTCTTAAACCTTGTTGGTTAATAGTTTGTTGTCTGTCAAATTCTGATAATGTTGCATCCATTACCTCTTGTTGGTATGGAGACATAAAAGGTTTGTATGCATCTGGTCCAACTAAAGATCCTAGACCTTGTGCTGCTTGCGATGCGCCTGTTTGTAATGCTGTTTGTGCTGCAACTTGTGGATTGTATGCTGCTGTATTAATTTCTTGTCCAATTAATGGTTGTAATTTTTTTGTAAAGGCTGTAAGCGCGCCTTCTAATACCGGTGCCGGTAATACTTGTGTTTGTTCTACTGCCATTATGCCCTTGCCTCTAGTTTATTCATTATATCGTACATACGTTGTGCTCCTTTATTAACACTGCCACCGCCTGCTGCTCTGACTGCATCTGCTGTCATTACAAATTCGTTTTTAGAAAGTCTTGCAGGTACATCATCTGCTCTTTCTTTTTTACCAATCGGTACAAATCCACCACCTCTTAAATCCATTTCTCTACCACCGAAGTCTAACATACCTCCGTCTTTTAAGCTAGCAATTCCTCCATTCCTTAATCCTATTTCTTCAAAAGTATCTAGTATTTCGTCTTCTGTAAATTGTGCTGCTTCCATCGCTTCTCTAATCGCGGCTCTTCTAGCATTTGCAATCGCTGCTTCATCCATACCTGCTTGTGCCATTTCTTCTGCTTGTATTCTATCAAATTCATCTTGTGCATCTATCGCCGCTTCATATGCAACATCACCTGTTGCTAAAGCTGTTGTTGGCCCTAAAGCTGCTGCTGCATCTTGTAATACTGGAAACGATTTTTTCATACCTAAAATGTTTTCTCTACCTGGGACATTTTTTTGAAATAAACTTCCTGGATTTCTTCCTATGTCTGCTAATGTAGATCTTGTTCCTTGTACATAGTCAGATAAAGCTCCTATTCCTTCTCTACCTATATTTTCTGCACCTTGCATAAATCCTACTTCATTTGTGTAAGGAACTGATATATCACCAAATTGATCAACTCCTGTACCCATTTGTTTTTCAATACCACCTCTAATACCTTCACCTGAAGCTCCACCTTTAGTAACATCTTGAGAGCCTAACGCTCCAAGACCACCAGCTAATGCAATGGACAATGCATTTAAATCACTAATATCTTCTACTGGTGTTTCATCAGATGCAATCTGTCCTAAAGTATTAAATCCTGCTCCTGCTAAACCTCTCATTAAAGGCCCCATTCCTGGTGGTAACATAAGTGTACCAATACCAGCTGCGTATGGTGCTAAAAATCTTAATTCGTTTGGTATAAGTTTATCACTAATTTTTGAAATAGTTTTTACAAAGGGTTTTGTAATTTTTTTTGTTACCTTTTTACGTGCTCTATTTATATCTGATAAAATTCCCATAGTTTCTCTTTATATTATTAATGTTGAAGCAAGTACGCAACACTTGTAAATAGGCGAGTATCACACAATTTACTAGGTTTTTATACATTCGTCAATCGCTGATGTTAAAGTCAGCGCCTATTTTTACTTCTTCTACAGTCACATTTACATCTCTTCGTATATGCTCTGCTTTTGTGGCTGTATTAGGATTTTGTACATCCTGCATAGCTTCTGCGTCTGACATATACTCTTGACCTGTTTCTGTATTAGTTAAAGTTACCTCTGTTTTAGGTGTAATTACTGGTACTCTTTGACCATTAATTGTTTCATACCTAACAGAAGCCTCTGTTTCTACAAACGGCATTATCTGTCCTCCCTGTTGATTTCTAATATTGATGCTACAACGTGCAATCTATTTGCATCTGCAGCGGTTACTTGTAATACTTCACTTTCTTGCATAATCAAAGGCTCATTTAATAATTGTTCTGTAGCATTACCTGCTATAGTTTTATTTTTAAATATAGTAAATTTATCAGCTGATGCTGGATCTCCATTAAATAAATCTACTGTAATATCACTACCATTGTTTGTGTCATCACAAACTAATATAGATTTTACAATAGCTCTAGAGTTAGATGCTACAGTATATAAAGTTGTAACTGTGTTAGTTGTTAAATCTAATTTTTGGTTTTTATATATATTTGCCATTTATCCTAATCCGAACCACGTATATCTTTCCGAGTCTTCTTTAAGTTGTGTTAAGTATGTAGAGTTTAATTGTTCAATGATTGTAGTCAACGCTCTGTTAATTTGTCTTTGATTATCTTCACTATATTCTTTTTTAGGTTCAGGTAATCTTACTACAACTTTAGTCATTATCCTCTTCTTCCATCTGGTTGTATGTCAACTTGAAACGTACCAAATCTCCAAGACTCACCTACACCAGTATTTTCTATCTTTATATTTGCATATCTTCCTCTTGCTCTGGTGTCAACCTTTAAGGTACTAGAATTTATTATAAAAGGACTTAATGTAGTTTCTATATCATCTTGTGATGGAAAATCTTTTATAGATAAAGTTATTTGATTGTTACCTGTTAATACTTTAAAGTTTGGTAAAAATCTTCTCATCGCTAAAAATACTTCTGATTGATCTGGTTGTAATGAAAAACTAAATGATTGTATAAAAGATGTTAATGCAGTTACACTACCATCTGGATTTACTTGATCGGTCCCCGATTCTTGTTCAAATAATACACTTCTACCTAAACCTGTTTCACCTATAATTGCAGGAAAAGAACCTGTAGCTGAACTGCTGTATGCTGTAGCGTATGGTTTAGGATATACTAATGAATCAATCCAAGTTGTTCTAATTGAATTAGTGTTAGTTCCTGTATACCAATTACCCATAGGTAACTGTGCATTGTTTTGTCCGTAGTTGTAAACTACATATCTATTATTAAAATCTGATCCTGATGTTGGATACCACCAAGTTACTTCTGTAAATAGGTTATTGATACCGGCACAAACTTGTTGGCCTTTTGTTGTATCAACATCATCATAAATATAATCTTCAACTGAACAAGGTAGAGTATTTACTGTACCATCAAAAGAGAAGAAACCATTATTACCCATCCAATATGCAACACCATCAATTTCAATTGCTGCGTTCTTACCAATCAATCCACAGTTTGTACCCACTTGTTCAAAACCAAATGTAAATGGCGCACCTACAAATTTCATTGTGTATAGTGCATTATCTGTCCATACTAGAATGTTTTCTTTTGCAACTAAAGCTCCTACAATTTTAGTACCATCTTGTATTCTTTGTGTACCGGCTGTGTTAGTTGCTTCTGGTGTATATTCATTTATATTTTCATCTTCAGAAAATCTTATAAACATATCGTCTTGTGTAGTAGGTGATCCAATAGTTGTTTCAGTTCCAAAATGAATTAAGTGCCGTGTTGTTGGTGAAATAAGTGTAACTCTAGTAGCTGTTGGATTGTTTGTAGTCTGAAATCCTGATGTAGTTGTAGAAGCTCTTGTAGATAATCTTGCTGCAATAGAAGAATCCCAAGTAAAAGTTTTACCATTAGCAATCGTTGCAACTAATACATCACCAAAATTACTTAATGACCAAAGTCCTGGTTCAAGAGTAACAGTACCTGCATCTACTGCATCTCCCCATCCTGAAAATTCTGTAGCATTTGTAACTGTTGCTGCTGTTGAGTGAGCTTGACCGTTTGATGTACCAGTAGTTGCTGTACCTTTTGCACCTCTAGTAATACCTAAAAATTGTGTAGCATTTGTTGATGTGTATGTAATTAATTCGTTAGCGATTGCGATAGTTCCAGAAGATGGAAACCCTGTTGTGCTTACAACTGTAACCGCGGTCCCCGACCCACCTGTACCATTTGTATCTGCAAGAAGTGCACCATTTAAAGTTGTTGTTTGTGCACCTTGAACTGTACCACCATATTGACTAATACCAAAACCATATCCATAAGTTTGTGCAGCTGGACCCACTCGTTCGTAAGGTTTTATATCTACACTACCACCAGACGCTGTAGAACCTGCGCTTGTAAAAGTTATAGTAAAAGTGTTTGCTGTTGGTGTAGAAATAACTTGAAATAGTTTATCTTCAAAATCTGATGCACTTAATCCTGTACCACCAGGTAAAGTTACACTGTCAAATAAAACAATGTCACCATCTTCTAAATTATGTGCTGCTGATGTTGTAATGGTAATAGTAGTTGTGCCATTAAAAGTAAATGTAGCTGCTGAAATAGTAGTTGCTAAAGGAGTTACATCAAAAAATTGACCTTCAAAATATACAATTAAAAATTTATCTGTGCCAATTGCAACATATCTATTACCATCTTGGTCAACAAATGCGTGTTGTTTTCTAGCTACACCTACTAAAGTATCTGTAAGTAATGACTGCCAACCACCAACTTTTTCTGGTAGTCCATATCTAAATCTAACATTGTCTGAATCAACCCAACGACCTTCTGCTCCAACTGCTGTATCTTGTTTGTCGATTCCAGGAGCAAACTTAATTTTCGTAAGCATTAATTACTCCTATTGATTTGTTGATTTATATAGCCAACCTTTTGTGGCATTAGCATAAATAAGAGTTACACATTGATTATTAGTAGCAAGAGTATCGTTAGCAGCGGCACCTTCTATATTAGAACCACCTCTATCTATAATACAATTGTTTGTTGCAAAACCATTTGATGCTGAACCATCCATAATTGTTACTTCATCACCGACTGCAGGTGAACTTGGTAATGTAATTGTAACTGGGTTAGCAACTGTATCTACTACAATTTGATCACCAGCGACTGCTGTGTATGTAGTTTTACTTGCTGCAGTTACAGAAGTCATTCCTTTTTGTAACATACCTAATGTTGTTGCTGGCACACTACCTCTAGAATAAACTAAAGCTGTTGCACCTTCTGGAAGAGGGACTCCTCCACTTTGACCTGTTGTTATTAAAGTTACTGTATAACTATCACCAGCTCCACCTCTAGTAGTTCCATCTTCTACAAAAAATATTCTGTTTGCATTACCACCTGTTGTTGATGCGGGCATAGCTAAAGTTGAATTACCAGATAAAGTTCCTGTTACTTTAATGTAAAGGTTTTTACCATTTGCTGTTGCATCTCCATCAGCTAAACTTAATGTAGTTGTACCTGAACTTAAAGTTACTTCTACATAACCTGATGCTGCTGTTTGTAATAATTGTAAATTAGTATTTGTAATTGCACCCCATAGACCAGCTTTTTCACCTGTTGCTACGAGTTCTAATGATAAATCTGTTGAATAACTTGATGCCATAATTTTAGTACGGTTTGATTGGTGTCCAAACCATTGTTGCTCCTGGTATTATATCGTTCCACGTAATAACTCCTGGTTCTACTGTATCTAAAGCAAGAGATACCTTGTCAGGATTTATATTTGCCGCTCCTGTTACTGTAACATTTCCTGTTGCTAACGTCAACGCGTTTCCTGTAACTACAGCATTAGCAGCTGCAGTAACTGTAATTGTTCCTAGACCTAATGATACTTGTGATCCTGTAACATTTACATTAGCTTTACCACTAATAGTTAAAGTTCCTAAACCAAGAGTAACTTGATTTGGATCTGGATCTTCTACAATAGAATCTGCAATAATACCTACACTGCCTATTGTAATAGTAAGTGCATTTCCTGTTACTTGAACATTTACTGCACCAATATTTGTAGATGTAGCGAATGGTAATGCTGATATTGCGTCAAATCCTAAACTCATAAATAATCCTTAAAAGGAGACTGTGTGGTATGTGGTGGTGACACAGCCTCCATCTAAAGATTATATCATCGTTTAAACCAAGAAGGAAGACCTAAATGTGGACGCTTGTCAAACATATTATCTCTAGCGCCTGGCGTTTTACGATTATTATAATGAAGAAATACTTGTACGCATTCCTTACCTTTGAATTTTTCTCTCCAATGTTC